GGCATGATCGAACGTTTGAAGCGCGCACGCGTGAAGCTGGCGCGCGGCTGGTGCAAGCTGGCGCATTCGTGGCGGCTATGGGTGCCGACGAACGGGCTCGGCTGGACCGGCTCGCGCTGCCGGCGTTGCGGCTACAGCTACTTCGGAAAGTGGGATGAGCAGCCGGTGAAAGCGGCGTGGTGGGGCGTGCTGCTCGCGCAGCTGCTGTTGCTGCTGCCTGACCGCTGGCTGCAGCCGCTGGCCCGCAACAAAGTCACGTATAAGCGCGATGGCGCGTAGCTCTGCGAAGCCGGCCTTCGACTGGAAGAACCCGGCACCAGGTTACGAGATCATTTGGCGCCAGCGCGCCGAACGGCTGCGCGCTATCCGCTCGATGCCGGAGCCGGCGAAGTCGGAATATCTCGCGGGCCTGTTCGCTTACTACCAAGAAAACCCGTGGGACTTCATTCAAGATTGGGGCGTCACGGCCGACCCGCGCAAGATCGAGGTCGGCGAAGACTCGCTGATGCCGTTCGTGCTGTTCCCGAAACAGGTCGAGTTCTGCCAGTTCGTTTACGAGCAATGGAAAGCGCGCCGACCAGGCGTCGCCGACAAATCGCGAGATGGCGGCTTGTCCTGGCTCGCGGTCGCCATGGGCGCCACGCTCTGCATCCTCTACCCCGGCATGAACGTCGGTTATGGCTCGGTGACCGAGGACTACGTCGACAAGATCGGTGAGCCGAAGTCGCTGTTCTGGAAAGCGCGGCTGTTTATCGACGAGCTCCCGCGCGAGTTCAAGGGCAGCTGGAACAAGGACCGCCACGCGCCGCACATGCGCATCCTGTTCCCGAACGGCTCCACCATGACGGGGCAGTCGGGCGACAACATCGGCCGCGGCGATCGTAAGGGCATCTACTTCGTCGACGAGTCTGCGCATCTGCCGAATCCGAAAGCCGTCGACTTCGCGCTGTCGCAGACGACGAACTGCCGCATCGATATCTCGACGCCGTTCGGTCTCGCGAATTCGTTTGCCCATCGCCGCAACAGCGGCAAGGTGCGGGTGTTCACGCTGCACTGGATGGACGACCCGCGCAAAGACCAGGCGTGGTACGACAAGCAGGTCGAGGACATCGACGACCCGGTCGTCATCGCGCAGGAAATCGACATCAACTACTCGGCGTCGGTCCAAGGCGTCGTCATTCCGCACAACTGGATCCTCGCCGCGGTCGACGCGCACGAAAAGATCAATCTCAAGCCAAGCGGGGCGCGGTTCGGCGCGCTCGACGTGGCAGACGAGGGTCGCGACAAGAACGCGTGGGTGAGCTCGCACGGCGTTCTGCTGCACGACCTGCAGGAATGGACCGGCATCGACGCCGATATCTTCGACACGGTCGAGAAGGCGTTCCTCCTCGCCACGCAACAGGACGTGGCGTCGTTCAAATACGATGGCGACGGGCTCGGCGCCGGCGTCCGCGGTGACGCGCGCATTCTCAATGAGGCGCGCACGCAAGCGAAGCTGTCGGCAATCGAAGTGCTGGCCTTCCGCGGTTCGGCCAAGGTGTTTGATCCCGGAGGGCAGGACGTCAAGGGCCGTAAAAACGAGGATTACTTTGCGAACGCCAAGGCGCAGGGCTGGTGGTCGCTGCGCAATCGCTTTCGCGCCACCTATCGCCTTATCAAGGAAGGCAAGGCCTGCAGCCACGACGACATCATCTGCATCCCGTCGACGCTGCCGAACTTCACGAAGCTGGTGACCGAACTGTCGCAGCCGACCTACACACAGAACCCGATCGGCAAGATGATCGTCGACAAGGCGCCCGCCGGCACCACGGCAGAGGCGAAGAAGGCGCTGAAGTCGCCGAACCTGGCCGACGCCGTCATGATGCTGTTCGCGCGAGTTGAGAGGGCACCGATGAAAATCTCCGACGATGTCCTCGCTGCCGCACGGCAGATAGGCAAGAAAAGGCGGTCGCGGTGAAGAAGCCACGCGATCGCAGCGCAGACGTGCGCGCCGGCGTCATGCGCCATATCGTCGGGGAGACCCGCGTCGCAGCCAAGCGCGAGGCCAAGGTGGCCGCACGCGCGCCGGTGGCCGAAGTGGCAAAGCCTGCTGCTGTTGCTGTCGTCGAACCGAAGAAGGCGATGAAGGTCAACGACCGCGCGATCGAGGCCGCGCGCATGATGGGCCACAAGATTGCCCGCAAGCGCGGCCGCGGCGGCGAGCACGTCAATCCGTTGACCCCGTATCAGCCGCCCCCGGGCGTGCTGCCGAATGGCGTGAAGCCGCTCGCAATGGACGAGGCGCTCGCGACGGGCGATGGCGGATTCGGCGGCCTCATGAATTGGGGCGGCGGTATCGACACCATGTTCGAAGAAGGCATCGGCTTTCTCGGATATTCGTACCTGGCGCAGCTGACGCAGCGGCCGGAGTTCCGACGCATGTCGGAGCGTATCGGCACCGAGATGACCCGCAAGTGGATCAAGCTGCAGGTCGTCGCTGAAGTAGCGGATCCCGAGGAGCCGGCGCCGATCGCCGATGGCGAGGCACCGGACACCGACCCGCTGGCCGACGAGGGCGAGGGCCCCGAGGCCGCAGCTGCCACGGCTGCCGAGAAGGCAAACGAGGAAAAGGACCGCGTGCGCACCGCGGTCGCAGCGAAGAAAGCTGCCGAGAAAGCCGAGCGCGTCAAAGAACTCGAAGACGCCATGCGGCACTTTCGCATCAAGGATCACTTCGCCAATATCGCAGAGGGCGACGGCTGGTTTGGCCGCTATCACCTGTACGTCGACCTGAAGTCGTCGCGCACGCTCGGCCACAAGCCGCTGTCTGAACTGGTTGGCACGAACGAGGGCCGCGCAGAACTGCAGACGTCGATCGGCAACGGTTCGAACGAGACCAGCCGCAGCAAGGTCCGCAGGGGCTCGATCAAGGCCTTCCGGCCGGTCGAACCGATGTGGTGCTATCCCGCGACCTATGAGGCCGCGAACCCGCTGAAGGAAAACTTCTACAACCCGGACACCTGGTACGCGAACGGCATCACCATCCACCGATCGCGGCTGCTGTGCTTCGTCGGCCGCGAAGTGCCGGACATTCTCAAGCCGGCGTACGCGTTCGGCGGCCTGTCGCTGTCGCAGATGGCGAAGCCCTACGTCGACAACTGGCTGCGCACCAGGCAGGCGGTCGCCGACCTGATCGAATCGTTCTCGGTCTCCGGCGTCTACACCAACATGCAGGGTGTTCTGCAGGACGGCGGTATTGAGGCGCTGAAGCGCATCGAGCTATTCAACGTGACCCGGTCGAACGCCGGCGCGATGATGCTCGACAAGGATACCGAGGAGTTTTTCAACGTATCGACGCCGCTCGGCACGCTCGACGCACTGCAGGCACAGAGCCAAGAGCAGATGTCGTCGGTCTCCGGCATTCCGCTGGTCATTCTGCTCGGCATCACGCCGCAGGGCCTGAACGCTTCGAGCGAAGGCGAAATCCGCGCGTTCTATGACTGGATTCACGCGTACCAGGAAACGTTCTTCCGCGACCACCTGCAGACCGTGATCCACTTCATCATGCTGCACCTGTGGGGCGAGATCGACGAGGAAATCACGTTCGAATTCGAACCGCTCTGGTCGATGACGGACAAGGAAGCGACCGAGATCGAGAAGCTCGAAGCCGAGACCGACCAGATCCGGATTGACAGCGGCGTGCTCGACCCGGCCGAGGTTCGCAAGGCGCTGGCCGCACAGCCCGAGTCGCGCTATGCCGACATCAACCCCGAGGACGTGCCCGAGCCTCCCGAGCAGCCCGGCATGGGCGGCGAAGACCCGTTTGGCGGGGACGGCGGTGGTGAAGGCGGCGGCGAGGGCGGCGGGTCCGAGAAGGGGCCTGCCGACAAGGCGTTCGATGGAGCAAGCGACGAATGGAACGAGGGCGATCATCCGAGGGCGACGGACGGGAAGTTCGGATCTGGATCAGGATCGAAGACCTCCGGCGGCAGCAAGAAGCCGAAATCGCCTTCTGGCGATTCACCGAGCACCAGCGGTGCTGCATCGAGCGTGAGCGTCTCGAAAAAGCTTACGCCGACGGAAAAGGCTTATCTCGAGAGCTACAGCGGTGATGAATTCCTGAAACTCAACCAAAAGCTTCGGGAGGGCGATACGAGCGCCCCTGCAGTTCTCAAGTTAGATTCTGCCATCGCCAAATCGACTGTTACGCCGGGAACAAAGTTGTACCGCGGGATCAGTAAGGACGGACTCAAACAACTGATCGGTGGGGACGTCATTGAATCTGGTCAGATTCTTTCAGATCCAGGTTTTCTATCTACGTCGACCGACCGAAATATCGCGGGCATGAACGCCATCGGTGGTGTGGTAATGGAAATCGAGGTTGGTAAAAATCAGTACGGCCTCGACATGGGATCGATCAGCAGAAACAAGCACGAAAAGGAAGTAGTGCTGCCGCGCAATTCTCAGTTCAAGGTTCTCGGGCTGCGTGCACCCAAGAAAATTGGTGACCCTATCATCGTGCGCGTAGCCACGCACAAGGAAGGCAGCATGGCCCAAGACGAAGATTTGATGCTTGCCGCAATGACCGAGCAGGACGAGGAAGTCGTTGATGATGACGCGACCGGCGCGTTGAGCGACCGACTGGTTGAGCTGTTGAACGCTGGCGAGGAAAAGAAGACCTTCTCGTATAGCGACTTCGTCACTGCGCTCACCGAGGCTATCGACAAAAAGGACATGCCCGCGGTAAAGAAGTTGTTCGCTGACAACCCCGAGCACAAGACGAAGTTTGAGGGTTTGGCGTCGGAGGCCGGCAAGAAAGCCATCAGCGCCTTGACGAGCGAAGCCTGATGTGCGCGCTTGCAGTTGCTTCAATTGCCAGCTGCAGCGCCTGACCGACCGGGTTATCGAGGAGCGCGTCATGACGAGCAAGTTCAAGCAGCTGGCCGCAGATATCGCCGGCGATCTGCAAAACTTCAACAACCAGGCGGACGAGCTCGCCGCCAAGCGCGAGGATCTGCGCGTTCGCGGCGAGAAGGTTTTCGCCAAGCACCGCGAGCACCAGACGGACCTGGCCGAAGGCCTGGCTGCGATGGAGCGAGCCGTCGCCGATCTTGAGGGCGGCAACTCAAAAAACGGGGAGGGTTCCGACGATATGTCGGACTCGTCGTTTCAGAAGGGCTGACGATTACATAGACCGGGCCAGCCAGCGCAACATGCGGCTGGCGCGGCCGAAACGGAGGATGGAATGGCCGTAGACAACGAACCGCTTTTGCAGTTCTTCAAGTTCGATCATCTGCCGCCGGCGCTTCAAGGGGCGTCGCGCCCTTTCGCCGAGCTCGCTTATAAGATCGCCGGCGAGTATCCGCGCAATCCGGAGCGCACCGTCGCGCTGCGCAAGCTGCTCGAAGCCAAGGACGCTGCGGTAAGGTCGACGATCTATCAGGGGTGACGGCATGCACGGCACCTTCCGCGCGATCGAGACCACCGGCCGCAAGCACGGCAAGGACATCGAGCTCCGGCCGCTGCACCCGAACATCGGGATTCAGGCGGCCTATCGCGCGAAGCTCGAAAAGCTGATCGAGGAAATGGACGCATCGGTGCAGTATTGGGTGAAGGCCCGGTATCGCAATAACACGCCGCTCGCCATGGACGACGCGATGCCGTCGAACGAGCTCATTCGCACCATCCGCGCGCTGACGAAGCGCTGGCAGAAGGCGTTCGACAAGGCGGCCTGGGACTTGGCCGACTACTTCACCGGCGCCGTGATGGCGCGCACCGACGGCGCGCTGGCGAGGATCCTGCGCGAGGGCGGGTTTTCGGTGCGGTTCAAGATGACGAAGCCCATGCGGGATATCTTCAACGCGACGCGCGCGCAGAACGTGGCGCTCATCAAGTCGATTCCCGAGCAGTATCTGAAGAACGTCGAAGGCCTCGTGATGCGCTCGGTGCAGGCCGGTCGCGATATGGGACCGCTCGCCAAGGCGCTCGAAAAGAACTACGGCGTGACGAAGCGGCGCGCGGCGTTCATTGCGCGATCGCAGAACAACCTTGCCAGCGGCGCGATGAACCGCGCGCGGCAGGTCGAGCTCGGGGTGACGAAGGCGAAGTGGCGACACTCGCGCGCCGGCAAGGAGCCGCGGCCGACGCACCTTGCGAACAACGGCAAGCTGTACGACGTCAAAAAAGGCTGGTATGACCCCGACCCGAAAGTGAAGCGCTACATCCTGCCGGGCGAACTGCCGAACTGCCGGTGTGTCTCGATCTCGGTTATTCCAGGGTTCAGCTGATGCGGATGGCCACGTTAAGGGATAGCGAGCCAAAAGCGCCACGGGCGCCGAAGCTGAGCAGCTTGCAAAAGAACGCTCTGCACGTTCTCGAAAAGTATGGCGAGCTAATGCTTGGCGAGTCCGGCGTTTTCTTTTGCGCCATGGTCGGCGGTGGTGCCAAGGCGGTACTTATTCGTCAGCTTGCCGAGCTCGGCTACTGTCGAATTGACGTCGTCGGCAAAAGCACGTTTGCAGTTTTTATTCACAGCTAGGAGGAAGCCATGCTGTCTCGCCGTTCTCTGTTCTCGCTGTTCGCCGGTATCGCTGCCATCGTATCTGGCGTCGCTAAAGCATCTCCTGATCGCGGCGGTGGCGGTGTAATTGCCATCGTTGTCCCCGACATTCCCGAAAACATGAAATATGAAATCATGTCTCATGGGGCAGGTGGTTCGGGATATATGATCTCTGGCCCGACGCACGCGCACGGCCTGTATGACCCGGGCCACACGCACACGTTCCAGCCGGTGAACACGCGCAGCGACGGCTCGATCCGCCATCGTCAGCACCACCCGGTCGACTTCCCGCCGAAGCGCTGAACGTGCTGGTCGTTCGCTGGTCGCCGGCGAACCCGTATTGGTGGGGCTTTCATCGCTACATTGTTTGGTGTCACCTGGTCCGCGGGCGTGACGTCTGATGCTTACCTTGCGAATAAATCACTGGCAGGGCGACCTGCCGCTGCCGGGCCAGTTTCTCAAATCGGCGCGCGGCAAATCCGCGTATTTGATCGTCGAAGTGCTGCCGGCAAAACCCGGCTACGCGATGGTCGGCCGCGTTCGGTGCGAAAAGTGGTCGGTCGAAGCGTTGACCGAAAACGATGTCGTGCACGAATGGGTTTGGAGCAAGAAGAAAGAACCGAGGGTCGCAATGCAGGTGACGCCGTTTCTTCGCCGCAACGCCTATGGCTGGTCGCACTGGTGTCCGGCATGCGAGCAAATGCATACGCTCCCCGACAAAGGCTGGACGTTCAACGGCAACGAACACCGGCCGTCATGGTCTCCAAGCTTCAAGCAGGCGCTAGTCCATTGGCCGAAAGGTGTCGACGCGGTCGGCATCGGTCGCGGCACCAGCGTCAACCGGGTTTGCCACTACATCATCACCGACGGGCTGATCCAGTTTTGCAAGGACAGCTGGCACGGTCGATCGGACATAGTTGCAATTCCGCCGATTCCGGAGCATCTTTCGCGGCCGAGAACCGACGACGGTTTTCAGATCGAAACGCAGGATTGAGGAAGCAATGTTGCAGATCATCGCCGGAAGCTGGCCGATCGCGGCCATGTTCGTTGCAGCGCTCGCCACGCTGATAGCGCTGCGCGTTATGTCGATGGCGGAAAAGGCGCGCAAAGAGAACCTTGAATATCGCGCCAGCCA